TCGACTCCCCCGCCGCCACGCCGTCGACGAGCTCGTTGCGGATGGCGTCGTAGGTGGTCTGAGTGACCTGGCCGGCGAGATCCTGGACGCGTTGCTCGATGAACTCGGCCACCCACGGCGCCTCGAGGTCGAAGCTGATGCCGAACTGGGCGGCCAACCGGGTGAGGCCGGCCACTGCGGTCTCCTCGAACAGGTCGCCGGCAACCTCGGCCGACGCAGCGCTCCAGAACTCGACGTCGAAGATCAGCGCTGGATCGATCTCCGGTGCCGGCTCGGCCCGTTCCTCGATGGCCTTGGCGAGCGCCTGTCGCCCACGCTTGCCCCTCAACCGGCTCAGCGTCGCCTCGGCCTGCTTGGCGAACAGCCGGCGCCACGAGCGCGCCCAGCGCGCCTCGAGCGCAGTCACCACGGCATCGCTCGCCCGCCAGATCCTCGCCCGGCGCAGCTCGACCGCTTCGACGTCGACCTCGCGGGTCTCAGCCGCCGGCGCCAGGCGCTCGACCTCGTTGTCGTCGTCAGGCGCCGGCGCCGCGGGCAGCTCGGCCGGCGGCTGGGGCACATCCGGGTTCGGCGCCACCGCGGGGGTGACGGAGTACTCGGTGAAGGCCTCGTCGTTGACGGCGTCGAGCTCGATGTCCTCACGGATCTCATTGCGGTTGATCACGCCGGCCCGCTCCAGCGCCACCGGGTCAACGTTGGTGAACTTGCGCCGCGGACGCAGCGCACGCACCTGGCGCAGATCGAACCACACGACGTCGCTACCGAGGCGTGGCGCGAGCTGCATGTTGATGTCGTCCTGGAAGTCGGTCATCAACGGCAGGAGCTCGTCCTCCCACCAGGTGCGGTCCTCGATCTCGGCGTTGTCGAACGTGCGCCCCGATGCGTCGAGCTTCGACCACGGCACGCCGAGACCGATCGCGATCTCCGACATCGCCTCCTTGCGGGACTCGATCAGCCGCGCATCCTTGGCCGACAGGCCGAGGACCTTGACGTCGATCGAGTCGCCGACCGGACCGTCGCCGTCGTCGCCCACCTCGTTGAGCGCCACCCGGCCGGCGTTGTCCGGGCCCTGGAAGTCGGCCGACCAGTTCTGCAGGAACTGGCGCCGGTGCTTCTCGTCGGGGAACGCCGTGGTCGTGATGATCGCAGCCGGTGTCGCGTTGTTCCGCAGGAACCCGATCCCGTAGCGGTCGCACATCGTCACCATCGACAGGTCGTAGCGCAGCGCCTGCAGCGGCGACTCGGCCTGGCGGAAGTCGAGGCCACCCGGGTCCCAGCCGTAGAACACCTCGTTCGGTCGGAGCTCGATCGGGTCGTGATACGGGCCGACCTCGAACAGCCGGAACCACTCGGTGCCACCGTTCGACGGCTTGGCGCGCACGTCGGCCGACGCCAGCGGCCAGAACGCAATCGGCCGGCCGTTGCCGTCGACCTCGATCTCCCAGGCGCGGCGACCGGTGACGATCTGTTGGGCGATGGTCCAGCGGATCAGCTTCGTCGCGCTCAGCTTCGGTGCCGGCCCTCCCGGCGGCGGGCCCAGCAGCTTGGCGATCGGCGCTCCCGGGTTGATCGACTTCGCATCACCCATCCTGCTGCCTGCCACGAGCGGCACCCGGCTGATCGCCCGGGCGACGATCTGGACGCAGCGGTAGGCGATGACGTTGGCGCAGTAGCCGAGCCGGAACGCCTGGGTGGCATCCCACTCGTAGACCATCGGCAACGTCGGCGACGTGTACGCCGAACGCAGTGTGGCACCCTTCGGGTCACGCAGCTCGACGTGTGTCGCCGCCCGGTGGTCGCGTACGGGTACGGGCAGGCCGCTCGGCAGGATCAGCTCTGTGCCGGTCACGCCACGGCCCCCGTGGCCACGATCGATCGACGCCGGCGCTTGCCCTGCTCGATGGCCAGGTCCGTGACCGCCCACACCAGCGCATCCAGCCGGTCCGGCGACTCGCCCGACTCGGGCGTCCACGTGGTCATCTGCTCCTCCAGCTCGGCGAGCACGCCGACGTGATGGACCCGTCCCTGCTCGTACAGCGCCGCTACCGGCTCGGCCCGCACGCGCTTGCCGCGGCTCGCGTGCACCGCCTTGTAGGGCACAGTGGGGTCGACGGCGTGCAGCACAGTGGCCACAAGATCGCCGCCGTTGTTGACTTCGGCCACGATCCGGTCACCCTCGACCTCGTCGTAGAGCGCCACGGCGCGCCGGCACCAGGCGTCAGGGCTCAACCGGCATGTGCGATCGGCGAGCACCCACACGTCGCCGGCGTAGTCCACGCCAGCCGCGATGATGCCGGTGGCATCGGAATCCTCGCCGTTGGTCACGGCCGGATCGATCGCCACCACGACACGGCGCAGCTCTGGCGCCTCGGTGCGCCGTGCCGCCTCGATGACGGCGTCGGTCCACAGCGCGCCCGGCGTGTCGAGCAGCAGCTCGCCGAGCAACTCCTGGCGCCCGATGCGAGTCCCCTCGTAGGTCGCCCTCACCTCGTCGAGGAACTCGGCCGACAGGTTCGCAGCGTTGTCGTACGTCGACCCACGGGTGAGCACGAGGTTCGGACGTTCCAGGAGCGAGCGGACCAGCTTCGTCGCCCTGGGCGTCATCGTGGCCACGATCCGGCTACGCCCGAGGCGGGTGGCGAGGCGCAGCTGCGTCCACGCATCCGGGCGACGCCACGAGCCGAGCTCATCGCACCACGCGCCCTTGAAGTTCCAGCCACGGAACCGCTCGGGCTCGTCCGCCGAGCCGACCTTGAGCAGGCTGCCGTTGTCGAGACGCAGCTCACCGAGCGAACGGTTCCAGCGCCGCTCGGACCAGCGACCGCGGCGCTGCAATACCGAGCGCACACCGGACTCGCCCTCGATGCAGATGTCGCGCCCGTCGCCGTAGGTCGGCGCGGCCACGGCGTAAAAACCCCGGTCCTCCAGCGCCTCGGCGACGATCCACTCGGCGCCGGTGCGGGTCTTGCCCAGGCCGCGGCCACCCATCAGCGCCCACGTACCCCACGGATCGGGCGGAATCTGCTGCTCGTCGCGCGCGCCGGGGAAGTACCGGTCGTCGACGAGCTCGACTTCAAGCGCCCTGAGGATGACCTCTGCCTCGGCCTCGGTGGCGTGCTCGAGCAGCACTTCGATCTCTTCCGCGCTGTACTCGTCGAGGAGGCTCACCCGACCGCCTTCAGGTGGCGTTCCTTGACGTCGGCGAGCACGGCCTTGGCCGCCTCGACAGTGGAGCCGCCGCCGATCTGCTCGATGCGCTCGGTCGCCTCGCCGGTGAGCAGCTGCACGACCTCGACGGCCTTGGCCACGGCCTCGACGTTGCGCTTCCGATCCAGCGGCTCGAACTTGGTGACGCCGACTCGCATCCGCTCGGCATCGCCCATGAGCGCCTCGGCGAGCTTCGCCTTGCGCTCGGCGATCGTCGCCACGCGCTTGGCGGTCGCCTTTGCCGTGCGCTCTGCCGGCGGAGCTGCGACACCCGTGCGGCTCCCCCAGCTGGCGATCGTGCCCTCGGGGATGCCGGTCCGCTCGGATGCAACGGCCTTGCCGTGCTCGGTCAGGATCGCCAGCGCCTCGGCGCGTTGCTCGGGGGTGTACTGCATCCGTGGCATCTTGGATGCATCTTGGATGCAAGCGTTGATCAGTTAGCGCGGCAATCCTCGCTCGAGTCGCTGCACCACGATGGCCCGGGCCATGGCGATGGTCGTCGCCTCTTTCAGGCGCTCGACGTTCTCGTCGGTCCGCTCGGCCTCTACTGCCGCCTTCATCTTCTCGGCGACCTTCATTGCCTCCGCGGCTTCCCGGCGGGCCTTGGCGAGCGCTGTGCGCAGCTCTCTGGTCGCGCTGTTCTCGGTTGCGCGGCGTTGCTTGCGGTTCATCGATCCTCCATTGTCATCGTTCACTCCCACCACCGGGTGCCCCAGACGAACACCGGGTGCAGCCCGATCCGGCATGCCCATTCGTCGGCCTGGCGATCGCTGAGCGGCCGGCAGAGCTGAGCGGGGTCGACGCCGAGCCGGCGGGCGAGCGCCCGCAGCGGCATGTCGGCTGCGGCCACGAGGGCTGCTGGGTCCCACGTGCGAGCGGGGGTGGTCATCACAGGTACGGGTCCTCGAAGGTGAGGGTTCGCGGCTCGTCCGAGTTATCCACAGATTCGTCGTCGTCGTTCGATCCACCCGCGTACCCACCCGCGCACCCTTGTAAAGGGGGGTGCGCGGGTGCGCGGGTCGTCGCCACCTGCGAGGTACGCGGGTCGGTACGCGGGTGGGCCGCGGTGCGCGGGTCGTCGTCGTCGCTGTTATCCACAGGCTCGCCTTCGCGGTACGGGCGCATAACGCGGTAGTTCTTCGCTCCGCGCTGGCCGGTTTCGAGGGCGAACCACCCCTCGTCGACGAGGACCTCCAGGGCGACCTCGAGCACGTCGCGCTTGCCGGTCACCTCGGTCAGCAGGGTCCGCTTGCTCTCGCCAGGGTGGATCTCCAGCCACCGCGAGATCCGCTCCATGTAGATCGTTGGCCGCCACCGCTCGCCGGCTTCCGCTGCTGCTTGGGCGTCGCTCACGTGAAGCCGCATGGTCAGCTCGCCGTCGTCGAGAGACGTGATGTCGACGATCGCAGCGGTCGTGCCTTTGGCGCGGTTGCCGGGACGGTCCTTGGCCACGGTGAGGCGCAGTTTGCCGTCGCGTCCCTTGGCCGGCTCTTTGAGCGTGTCGACGCGGTACGAGGCACCCGTGACGGCCGCTCGCTTGCGTTGTGATCCGATGGCGTAGCTCGTCGGTGCGTCCTTGTCCTTGGGCACGTGGTCGAGCACGACGACGGCAGGCCCGCCAGGCAGTCGGGTCAGCTCGCGGACGCGGCGGAACCACATCGCTACCTCCTCGTCGGCGTTCGGGTTCACAGAGCCCGACGCCATCGCTTCGCCGGTGGAGTCGAGCACGACCAGCGCGTAGGCACCGAGCTCGAGTTGCTGGGCGATGTACTCGAGGCCGAGCAGCAGCCCGGTGGTCGGGTTGCGGTAGTCGACGCGGGCGATCTCCTCGTCTCTGAGGCCGAGCAGCACGAGCCGTTCGGCGATCCCGGCGGGCGTGTCCTCGTAGTCGATCATGAGGGCTCGCTCCCCGGAGCGAACGGTCTCGGCCATCGCGGCGATAGCGACCCACGTCTTGCCGCCGCCGGACTCGCCGAAGAGCTGGTTCGTACGGCCCGGGTAGAGCAGCGGCATCGCCCCCTCCACGTCGAGCACGGTGGGCGCGATCGGCTCGTAGTCGCCCGAGCGCATCGCCGCCGCGATCGTGACGAGGTCGATCGGCGTCCAGTCGTGCTCTTCGGGCAGGTGGTCCTCGTCGGCGTCGGAGACGTCCGGGTCGGGCACGGCGTGGAGCCGGCCGTTGCGACGATCGAGGGCCTGCTGGCCGAGCTGCATGTCGATGCGGGCGTCCTGGCACCATCCACACGGATCGCCGATGACTCCGACCCACGTGGCGCTGCACTGATCGCAACGCAGCTCGGCCCAGCCCTCGCCGAAGTCGGGGCGCAGCGGACCGTCCTGGAACCCGCGACCGCTGAGGTGTCGGCCGATGGTCACGACTCCGCGATCAGCTTGGCCACGTATCGTTCCAGCTCTTGGCGTGCGATGAGTCGGCGCTGGCCGATGCGTACGGTCGCGATCTGGCCGCTGTTGACCAGCTCGTAGGCCATACTGCGACCGATGCTCAGCCGGCGAGCAACCTCGGGGATCGACAGGAGCAGCGGGTCGACGTCGGAGCCGACGAGGTCCATGAGGCGCTTGACGGGCCAGCGCATCGCGCGACCGATGCGGAGTGGCTCAACTGGCGCCTCGCCATTCCTCACGGACTCATAGAGCGCGTCGGTGCTGACGCCGAGGAACTTCGCCGCCTCAGCCGTGGTGAAGGTGTGGCGTTCATCCATCCTGGCGTCCCGCTTGCATTGCCCGCATGATCTCATCCTCGGCCTTAGTGGCACTGCTGTAGGCGGCCTCGACGGCTGATCTCTGTTCGCCCGACCGGGCGTCGCTCAACGCTTCATGCAGATTGCCCAGGAGTCTACGAATGAGGCTGTATGCCTCGCCGAGTTCGCCACCGGTGCTCTTGGCGAGGGCGTCGCGTTCCTCGCGCTGCCGCTTCTCGCTAAGCGCGCGACGGGCTGCCCGCTTCTCCCGATCCATACCGGCTCTACGTTTGTTCTTGAGCCGCTGGTAGTTTGGATCACACCAGCACTTAACGCTCTCCCGACTGACCTGGAGACAGAAGGCAATATCCTCATATGCCATGCCAGAGTTGTGAA